CCCGTATGCAGCGTCGTGCATGTTCGGTGGGGATAATCAAATCATCCCCATAAACATGCACAAGCCTTGCTGCCTGTGCCATACGGCACTTGGTAGCCCGGGAGATTGACGCTACAAGTACCGACCAAAAGACGAACGCTTCAACTGGGAAGCAAACTGCTGAACCCATTGGAGCGAACTTCAGGAGAGGTACAACGTCTCCACTCGGGAGACGTGTAGCGTCAGTACGGATTGCCTCTAAGACTCGAACAAATTCAGGAGTGCTCTTAAACACTCTTCGAACAAGGTCGAGCGAGACACGGTCCGACGCATCCTTGAGATCGAGCGTAGCAAGCTGAAGAGTAGCAGAGCTCTCTTGAGCCAGATTACGATTGACCTCTTGGGAGGCAAAGTTGATCCGTCCTTTAGTGAGGTGATGAGCCTCCAAGAAGCGGACCAGACTACGGCCAACGCCCTGCTGAATCCACTGGTATTCCAATGGCTCAGCAGAGATAAGCCTCGGACCCCGACTATCTTTCGGAACCAGCACAACTTTGGCCGTTCCGGCTTGAAGCCGTTCAAGGCCTCTGTACCACTGGACACGATCGATAATCTCCCTCCCCCGTCCTGCGACATAGAAGTCGTAGTACGGGAAGACCTGATGGATACGGTCGTAGAGACGTGAAAAGTTCCACTTCTCTTCGAGTCGTTCACCAGTAGCTACGGCTCCTGGACCATGACGCGGAAGGACGTCCCGAGGATCAAAGTCCTTGAGAACGTATCCTGTGATCTTCGCTGCCAATTCCAGTAATGGAGTAGCAGGTTCGAGATCAAGGACCTCAAGCTCCTTCTCAGTCAGGATGAAGCTGTTGATAACAGCAGCTTCCTGTTCCTGAGTATAGGGGAGCTCAAGCTTGTACGCGAAAAACAGCACCTGACGGAGGTGTGCAACCGCCGCGGGTGGTGCCGTCTCCAGGAGAATCCCAGACTCATCGAAGAGAACGTTGAAGTGTGCCGACAGAAATGCCGGTGTCTTCCGATTCTTAGCGGGTTTAAAGCCGTTCGGAATCGTGAACGTTCGAGTCGCCAAACCTTCATCAAGAGCCTTCCCCAGACGGGGGAGGCTCTTGGTGAGGAAGGAGAGACCCTCGGCACGAGTTCGCTTCTGTAAAGTTGCGAGATCTCGTGCCAAGGCCTTCGGTGGTGTGGGGTAGGAAGCATTGCGTGTCAGAAGGTGCGCAGTGAGATCGAGGACAGTGTCCTCCACCAGGCTCTTCCG